CGAGACATACCCTCGCCCATCCTACCTAGTCCGATCATTCCTACTTTCATTTTTTGAATAAATCCTCTACTTGTTTTCTAGCGTCAGACATTTTTTTCTTCTCACGCTCTGTATGTTTGTACCCATATTTACCATGAAATATGGCATGACCTTGGCAGATCATGGTAATTCCAAATAAGAATAGGAGAAAAACTCCTATCCATTCTATAATGTGATCTTGAGCCATGGTAGTAAGGGGGGAATCACTCCAATAAGTCGAAGCAGACCCTCAGCAAAAAGTGCAAGAACAACCCACCCAACACACATAGAGATAATTGAAGCATTACGATTATGTTTTCGTATGGCATCATCAATCATCTCCTGTACATCATCTCTGGTTAGTCGTTCGGGTACTTCAATATCTTTACCCCAGTTTTTAAACATTGATAGACTCCATCGCTTTTTCTAATTCACGAGCGTGCTGCAGTTCATCATTCAAGATATCAAGAATCTTGTCATCGTGACCATTGAGTGCAAGATATTTGGCATATGTTGTAGCAGCATGAATCTCTACTTCATACGACAAATGGTATGCAGACTTAGGAGCCATCCAGTAATAAACCACATTGACCCAATAATAGATAAGGACGAGGTGTTTGGCAACAAAGCGATCGATCCAATAAGAATTACCGCCCCTGCTTTCCATATATTCCAGATGTTCTGTTTCATTGATTGATTGCTCGAAGTGTTCTATCATTAGATCTATGTGCTCAGGACCACGTAGTCCCATGCTTTCTCTAAAATGTAATACACTCAAGAATGCAAAATAGGGTGCCCGAGCAATTTCCTCAAGCACCCAAAAACGTGGATAGTCCCTTCCTTTATAAAGGAAGTCTAGTATTGCAACAGTGATGTCTAAAACAACAGTGTTGAGATGTTTCATTCTACATGTACCGTACCGATCATGCCTGCACCTTTATGTGGACCACACCAGTAAGTGTAATCACCTGCTTCAGAGAAAGTTACATCAAACTCTTCACCAGGCATCATTGCAAGACCCTCATGAGAAATCTCAGGATGATCTTCTACAACCACATTATGAGGTGGTAGCATGTTGTTTACAAAGTGGACCGATTCTCCTGCAGCAATTGTTACTTCTGCTGGTTCAAATACTAGGTTGCCATTGGCACCCATCATTACATCAACCGCCCACGCAGGGCTTGCCAGGAATAGTGTTGCTAGAAACGCGAATAGGAATTTCATTATCTGCTGAATAGTTATCTTGATAAGCTTTGAGCTTATTGATCAAGTCATCATATTGTTCCCACATCCATTCGCTACCAGTATTCTCTTGGTAGAGCTTACAGGCAGTAATTAGACGTGTGATATCAGTGTCGTTTAGACGCATTTTCATATCAAAACTCATTACTAATTATAGGTTCACTAGGTAAGAATTCGCATTCTTTACAATATTTTCACAAGTATGTCAGCAATTCCACGCACGTAGTGATTTATTGATTCTGCTATCGGGATCTTTTGCAGTTTTTGAAGAGGTTAGTTTCTTCTTCATCCCTTTCATTCGAGCGCAAAACGATGCGCGACGGGGATTTCCAACCTTCTTGCTTGGTGCTTTAAGGTCGCTTCCAGGATTTTCTCTTTCGTAAGATTTCCTTCCTTTCTCATTAAGACCTCCAGACTTTTTCTTGCCTTCCTTTCGGGTCCAGGCTGCTTCTTCGAGTTCAAAACTTTCTTTGGCAGTCCTCGCCGCCTTTTTGAAAGCATCCTTCGCGGGGTAGTCCTTACTACCAGGACGCGCAGGTGCTTCTCCTCTCTTTCGTTTAGCGTGGATATTTGCGTAGAGACCGCGCTTTTCTTCACAGAGTTTCTTTAGTTCCTTATAATCTCTCATGATAACCGACGAGGGTTTACGAAATTATTTAGCGTTTTGTTCCTACTAACGCATTCAAAGCTAAAGAAATTCTTTCCGCGTCTACTGGATGAGGTGGAACACTGTGCCTCATATTACCAGGAAATACTATCAAAGTTCCTGGTTTGAAAGGTATATGAAGATTGTCTGGATGAAATGTCAGAGGTGAAGATTCTTGCGGACCTTCGACATAGTATACAATACTCCAATGACTGGGAAAGTGTTGATGTTCTCTCGCAAAGTCTCCTTTCTTATAAACATTTCCCCAACAGTCTGGAAATCTTATAGGAACAGTTTTACCAGAAAATCTTAATTCTTGCCAAGTTGTTTTGTCTGGATGTGAATGCTGTAGCATTTCTGATATCCATTCTTTCAATCTTTCAATTTCTGGAGACGTTATATTCCATGGAGTCATATCAGCTTTGACATTAGTCTGCTTCTTCTGATGATCTCCGTAGTCTCTTATTGTTTTTGCAATTTTTTTATTGATAGATGGAAAATCATATTCATAAACATAAACCCTCTGAGGGCAATTCAAATCATAAATTTCCATTCATTATCCAAAGTGTGATACTGAGGTAGCATAGAGATCAGTAACTGCTGCTTCTGTCTCTAGAGTATCAGTTGCTTCCTTCTCAATTACAACTGGTCTGTGTGGTGCGACATAGAGACTACCTAGTGTTGTGCCACCAGCATTCTTCAGTGTAACTAGGTGAGCGTTACCACCAGCATGGTTGTGCTGTAGTAGAATTCTTGTACCACTGTCAATGTTCTGACCTGTAGTTGTGAGAGCAGTTGCTTCTCCTAATAGTTTTACTACGTTCATCGTTTGCCTCCTCCCATTTGCTTGAGCATCTTCTGTAGCTCCGCAGTGCTACCGACAAACATAGCGTTGTTGGTGACCTTGGATGGACCTTTCTTTTCTTCGTCAAGATCCTTCATCTTTTTATGTAGGTCTTGGAGTTTCTCAGTCATGTCTGCGACGTGCTTCATTGCCGCTACAGCGACTTCATATGCTCTAGGGTGCCCAGACTCCTGAGCGACCTCTAAGGCACCGTTAACCGCCTCCTGACCCTTGTCTATGAGACTGTATAACTCACCCCTGGTATATTGGTAATCCTTCTCACGATCGTCTCTATCGACCTCTGGTGGTTTTGGTTTAGAAGGTTTGCTTTCCTCAACAGGTTCTGCACTAATATTGAGGATCTCCTCCATGTTTTCTTCTAGGCTCATAAGAATTCAATTCCTTCGTTGAAACCAAAGTCATCACCAGCATCAACCAGTGCATCATCATTGACATCAACAACACCATCGTTATTGATATCAACAGTTGCTTTGGGTGTATATGTTCTTGTAACTGTTCTACGATTGACAGCAAGATCTCCAATAGTTTCGTGGATGATTGCTTTCCTGATAATATTGGAAGTATTGTAAGGACCGTAGAGGTATGATTTCATAGTAAAACTCATGGTGTAAGCAATATACCTACGCTCCATGAAACTATCATCCCACTCATCCTCTCCATTGATGCCATTGAGGACAATAGCAACATCACGCTTCTCATTCATGTCTGGTAAAAAGTTCAACGTGATAGAAAATGATGGTTGGAAATATGGTAGAATTTGCTCCACAATTTGCAAAGCATCATCTTGTGATTTTGCAATAACGCCCAGTTCAAAATTTATATTATAAGGAACAGGAACATATTGCACTCTGACTTCATCACCATTACCATCAATGACTGTTTTGTATTTTTGAATTGGTGATGTTTTACGGGTAGGATCGTAATCAACTCCTATCATCTCAAAGTAGAGACGTGGTAAAGTAATTGCCACCTTGCTAGAAGACTGATCTGTTAGTCTGACCAGAAACTTTTGCTTAGGTCCGTAAGCAAGAGGGACTTTTGATTCTTCTAATACGTTTCCTGTGTCAGGATCAGTGCTCTTCATTGTAATATTATTGAAGAGCGTACCAAACGCAATGATGTTCTTACGAACAATTTGATTATAAAAATGATTCCCTAACATTAGAAGCTACCTGACTGATTACCATATTCGCCAAACGGATTACCTTCCGTCCAATCAATAATATTATCCGCACTATCTTCGATCTGTCTGTTTTGATCGTAGGTGCTATTCGTATTATTTAGAGTGTCAAATGTCTCAGGACTCCACTTGGCACCAGAAGTTAGACCAGTAATTACTTCATTAGTAGTGAAGGTTCCTGTTCTGTTGATGACTTGGAGAGCTCTAGTTGTGCTATCCCAGGACTTGACCTCTGCTCTGTTGTCTTTAGGCGAGTAGTCAATTGTGACAGTAGGTGCAGTGCTATAACCTGACCCACCGCTAGTGATAGTAATACCATTAACAATGCCTGTGCTACTAACCGTAGCGGTTGCAGTTGCTCCATTTCCATCTCCCGTAATGGTTACTGATGGTGGAGTGCCTTGCTTATAGTGAGAACCACCATCGGTAATAGTTATGCTAGTAACAGCATCTCCTGTAATAGTTGATGTTGCTTTTGCCAGGAATTCATCACCAACCACTTCTTCGCCAACTTGGAAGTCTCCAGATCCACCAGGATCCATGTATAGTTTGATGGCAGGATCAAAGAGTTGTTCGATATTGTCAATCTCCTCAATACCTGTCTCAAACGAATCACTGCCAACCTCATAGATCTCAGCAGTGATAGCATAGAATTGAATCTTGCCAAACTGGAAGAATGGTTCTTCCTTTCCAACAAACTTGATTTCGTAGATATCTTTTGTTAGTGGGAAGTACAGTAGATCACCTTCATTAGGTCTGCTGTCTACTGTTAGATTAGGACTGTGCTCTGCTACCTCTTGATCCCAGCGTCTTGTAGACACACGGAAGACAATTTCATCTGTAATGCGGAGACCAAACTTACTGACAAATTCTGCATTGTCGCCAAAACCCATGACGTTCTGCAGCAACATCTCAATCTGGAATTGTTCTTGATACT